TTGTTTGAGTCTTCATCTTGTCGAATATTGAATGTGATATCATCAGGCCGTGCGGGTGCGGGTGCGGGTGCGGGCGTCGGTGCGGGTGCGGGTGCGGGCGTCGGTGCCGGCTGTGATCGTGGAGCTCGCGAGTCAAGTTTCACTTCCTCGCCGAGCGACTCAGCGGTAAGCATCATACGTTCGTAATCATCCATCGGCATATTATCGGCGATCTCATCAACTGAGTAAAGGCCTGACACAGCATCGGGAAAAAGCGCACGTAACGCCATAGTAAGAGCTCTAACTCGGTGCATTTGGCGCGGCATGGTGTCCCAATTGCGGTTTCGTGTTAGCCCTTGAGCGTCGGCCATTTGTCGCGTAAACGTAAACTCATGAATGATATCGACCCCGTTTACACGCTCATCAACGCGGCTCACTTCATATGTGCAATGATTGTCACTCCATGATGAAATTCGCATAATGCCGACGAGCCCGGACTTGCGGCAAATTCCCGCAATCGCGTCGGCTTTAAGTGCGGGCGTGCCCTTTAGCACGTAACACTGACTCTTAAGAATGCCGAGGTCATAATCAAAATGATGACCGTATTCAGCGTAACAAAGAACCATATCATGCGCTCGTCGGTTGTCGCCGTTTGAGAGCATCATTGCCATATTCCATAAATCATCTTGATTCGTCGGTCGGAATCTGAACGGGGCGGCGGGTCGTTGTGTAGGTGGTAAAATCATTTCGTTGTCTCCAATCAATACTCAGAATTTAATGATCATCAGTATAATGATAATGATGAACAGTGTGATGATGATGATAAGGTCGCGTTTAATGCGACGGTCTAGTGGGTTCATCGGCGAACCTGGCGAGCGATACGAGCGACAAGTCGAACGCTTGCACGGGCGAAGTCAAAGCGGTTAAAAGGTTCGTTGATGCACTCGGCGAGGTCTACACCCCGAAGCGCGGCGAGTTCGACGTCGGTGATCGACGGGCGGGCGGGTTCAATGACGACCGGTTTTAGGTCGTAGCATGTAGGATATTGATCAGTTACGCACATACTACCAAGTCCCCTCATGCTTGATGATGCAGCCTTCATAAGAAATGAAAGGCACCTCTCTAGCTTGCAACATCATCAACGCTTTACCCAATCGGCGATCACTAGAGAATCGCTCAGTGAGCTCGCCCGCGGTCATTTGCCGAGACTCCGCAAACGCGAGACAATACACGTTAAATGATGCGTCGGGGCTTACGTGTAACGACGGGTCCAGGTCGGCGTTAAAATCGACGGCGTTAAATGATTCGGCGGGCTCGATTCCGTACTCGTTGCACATTGTATTAAGAATCTTTGCGAGTTCGACAGCGCGATGAGGGGACGATTTCATATCACCCTTTATCAATGCGTAAATGTATGACGGCGTCACGCCGGCACGATCAGCAACGACGCGAACTTTAAGCGCCGTAATGATCTTTCGTTTTTCATCGTTCATAATGCTTACCTTTCAAGCATGATCAAAAGTTGTGAAACGAGCTTGACATAGTTTTAAAAGTCATGTCAAGCTACTTTATAAATTATTTGACATCAACTTGAAAGGTTCAAGAATGAATGAACATGAAGTAAGACTAGCGGCGTACGGCTTGAAGCTGTCGCCGGCCGTGAAGCTTACACTACTCGGCGTTATATCGCGCGTAAATTGGGAGACGTGGCGCGGTGAGGTATCGTTCAGAGATCTAGCGCAGCGTATGAACCTCTCGGCGAGCTCGGTGCGCTCATCGCTTAAAAAGCTAAATGAGGCGGGGTTGATCACGTCTCGACTGAACGCAACGACGACGGCGGCGGGTAAACAGATGTTTAAGCGCACGGTCGTCGACGTTAACGTTAAGATGATCCTAAGTGTATCGCGGATTGATACACCCCCTGTATCGCGGATTGATACACCCCCTGTGTCGCGGATTGATACACCCCCTGTATCGCGGATTGATACACCCCCCCTATCGCGGATTGATACACTTACAATAGAGGATAACAATCTAGATACAATTAAGAATACAATTAGACCGATGATGACTGAGCGACAACTCAGAGAACAACGAATCAGAGACGCACAAAAGCGAATGAAGAGTGCTTATAGGAGTTATTGAAATGAGTTTAGAAATTGACATGATAAAATTGGCCGATGCTCTCGGGCCGAATATCAACGAGCAACTGAGAACACTAAAACAACTCTCTCGGAACCGATCCGAAGAGCTCGGCAACCCTGAACCCGTTTTCGGCGATTGGTCGTTCCTCTCTCATGACTCACTTGAGGCTAACGATTGGATCGAACGCGGCGAGGTAACACTAACCGGTCGCGATGTACCCTACTGTGGTCGATGTCAAGAAGGTTGGCATTACGAGCGACATTTTAACGGCACCGCGGATACTGCGAGGATGTGTCAACACTGCGAAGTACCACGCCGTTTCATAAGCCGACTTAACAAGCTCAGGTTGCCCGCCGACGCGATTGATATGCATTTCAAGAATTATAAATGCGACTCTCAAGAGCAATTTGAAGCGCTTGATTACTTACGACGATGGATACAACGCGACCCCGACATCACGAAGCCGCCGGCGCTGTTTCTCTTCGGTACAAGCGGAAACGGTAAGAGTTCGGCGCTTTATTGTCTCGCCCGTGAGGCTGCGTACTATGATCGCTATCACGACCCGCGACGCCGGCGTCGCGCTCGATACATCTCGCATTCGTCGCTCATGAGTGCGATTCGTTCAACGTTCAACGACCGCAACGCTAAAGATCCTCTGAAAAATTGGTTAAACGGGGTCAACCTTCTGCTCGTTGATGAGCTCGGCGGCATCGGTGGAAGCGCGAATAAAAGCGCGTGGTGGGTTGATCAGTCGATACAGATTATCGAGCAAATCTATCGGATGCACCGCGCCGGCGAACTCGCGGTTGTCTTTACGAGCAACTTGCACCCGAATCAACTGATACACGCGCTCAACGATAATAGCGCCGTACGGTCACGACTTACCGGCATGTTTAAACATTCTACAATCCAAATGAAGGGGCGCGACCGTCGGATTGATTCCGATAACTTGGGGTTTTGGGGTCGGTAGTTCAAGTAAGTTTCAAGTTTATTTGAAATTAGCTTGACTAAGCACTTTAAAGTCGGGAATAGTGAAGAGGTCAACACGACGCAACACTAACCGACAACCGCGACCACGTCGCAGAGAGTAATGATTATGAAACGACTAAAAGAAACCACTATGAAGCGCTACGACGCCGGACAACTTCGACGGCACCTTGATCGTCTGCTTAACGCTTTCGACTCCGCACCGTACCGAATTAATCAGTATCAAGTGTTACACTGTATCTCATCGACCTTTGAAGCTTATTATCCGTACTGTGATCTATACGACCGCGACGCGATCATCGACGCTATCAATGACGTCTATCGACGTTTAGGCATGTAACGCTTGACGACGGGCATCTAACGAGTTAACGTTAAGTCAGCGCCGTTTGTTAAACTTTCTTTTTTAAAGATAATGTCAATCGTTGATCTCAGCGCTCTTTAAAACCCTCGGCTTCGGTTGGGGGTTTTTTCGTTGCACTTATGGCCGGCATGGTCTAGGATACTCAAACCGCTCGAAGGGCGGTGAGTATTGATCGGAGACAACATGAATCAAATTCAGCTAGTCGGCAGACTAGGCGATAACCCAGAGTTACGAACTACTCAAAGCGGGACGACATATGCGTATCTACGCATCGTCACAAACGAGTATTATCAAGATTCATCGGGTACCTGGCAAGAATCAAGCGAGTGGCATACGCTCAAAATTTGGAATCGCTCATACGAACGAGCCGCGCAAACGCTTAAGCGCGGCAACCTCGTTTCGGTCGTTGGGCAGTTGCGGAGCTTTGAGAAGACCGACGGCACGGGCCGTTTATGGGAGGTCAAAGTCGAAAAATGGCGCAATCTAACGAAGCGCGACGAGACGAGCACCGAACGCCGAAACGATCCATTTTTGCCGCCCGAACCCGTCGCGACGTTTGCCAGTAACACACAACATAACCCGACACCTTGGGGCGAGGGATTTACGCGCCGTTAAACACCTTTAAAGAATTGATAAGAGAGAATTGATAAATGAATATGACAAATCATAATACTGAGTTACATTTCAGGGTCGGTTCGACTTTCGAACATTGTGTAGGTCAAAGCCTCATGAGGGCATACGACCAAGATATCAGAAAAGTAACCGACGACCGCGCATCATTCGCAGATTTTCAAACACCTTGTCGGACGCTTATTGAGTTAAAGAGTCGTAAATTCATCAGGCAAGCCGATGCCATGGACCCTGAATTTATTACGTTAAAACTTGCTCATCAACTAAAGCAAGGGCTCGAAGCCGCAACCGCTGAAAATTTCTTGTACGTCGCGATTATTGGCGTTCATCAGGTGAACCGCATAAGCGAACTAGACGCACTAAGAAATGATCGAACTGCATTTTTAAACGCTTATCATTCAGCGCATGTCATATATGGTTGGTCTACACGAGTTCAGTATACCGTTTTAGATGTTAACGACATCTTCGTTAACCCTAATCATCTAACATTTCGTGATTCGATGTTTAAATGGCCGTTCACCGGAGTTGGGGAGAGTCGATACATTGATATCGACCAAGTCTTAAGTTATCACGGCTTGAGATTAGATCGGGTTGACACCGCCCCCGAAGCACACCCAGATATGAGTGTTGCCGACAAGCTCGCCGCGCTTCAACCAAGAATGAAGGCTGCCGAGCTCGCCAGGCCCGCACAAGAATTGATCATGTATGATAATCAGAGACGATATCATTTTGATGAGCTCGATTATGCTTCAATCATACTTGAAGATAGACATGATAAGAGGAGTATCAACGCTACAAGCTTAGTCTACATTAAAGACTTAGAAGTTGATCAACATACAAAAAAGCGTTTAAAGGATCGCTTAACAAGCGTAGGTTATGTATCAACTCGGATACATGTTCTTAATCCAAGAGAATTTTTTATCGCTCTAACGTTTATACATTTCGGCCTTAAGGTCGCTAAAGCTAACGATAAAATAGGACGGCTTCGACTTACAAAGATTTTCAAGAATCATCTGAATGATTCGGACATGAAATATCCTTGGAAGGTCTGCGACACTTCCTATGATTATTTTGAATGTTTAAGGCGTTTTCATGAGGTTTTAGAGTCAAAAGGCCTGATACATCATTACTTGATTTTTGACCCAATCACTAATAATTTTAAAGGTATACCGAGTATTTCTTGGACTCATCAAGATCATGTTAACGCGCTTTTAAAGCATTTAGACGACGTCGAAGCGCCGCAACCGGTCGCAGAGGTCGAAGAGTTAAAAGCGGTCGCAGAGGTCGAAGTATTAAATAATGCCCGTTCAAGATTTTTGTATAGCGAATCAGGGAGAAGAGTGCACTCAAGACTTGCTAAACGGATTATAGATTTAGAGTATGAGATCGCTGAACGCGATCATATTATTGCCTCTTTAAAAAAGAGGCTTGAATCATGAGCATCAACCGACAACGGGCAGCCGACAAGCTCGCCGCGCTTCAAGCTAAACTCAAGGGTAAGCCGGTTCGACAACGAGCTCGCAATAAATTCAATGTCGGTAATAAATGGCCGGCTCATCTTCTCGGCGAGGATCTACCCGCGGATGATATGCCGCCTTGGCTGTTTAAAGTGAGTAAAAGATGAGTGATGTACAGTCGTCTTATATTGCGCTTTATAGACGAGCACAACGAGCCGCCGAGACACCCGAACAACGCGAACGACGGTTAGCATATCAACGCGATTATGCGCGACGTAAACGAGCCGCCGAGACACCCGAACAACGCGACGAGCGTTTAGCGAATCAAAGAGCATCAAATCGAAAGCATAGGCAGTCATGAGCGAACAAAACGACGACGGTTTCGACATCTTAAAAGAGCTTCAAGAAATGGTGATCGTTAGGTTATTGGATGACCTAGACCCGAACAACCCCGACGACCTGAAATTGATAAGAGATTGTGTTAATCTGTATCAGAACATTAAGCGTGTTTTGAGTGCGATTGATCGCAAGTGATCTAATTAACTTTACATATTAGACACCCCATATGCGCGGGCGTAATAAAAATGGACCAAAAAGTCAAAGAGCAAAAACAAGATCAATTATTAAATGATCTGCGGGCCGGCTTAACAATTAAAGCCGCTTGCGGTCAAGCTCGCATTTCGCGACAAACATATTATAATTGGCTTGAAGAGTCCGGCCCCGAAGGAGAGTGGACTTTAGAATGTGCCGCGGCTCGTACAACACCACAAGCGCTCATGACTAATGTGCTTATCCAAGAAGGCTTAAAAGGTGATTGGCGATCCGCTCACACATTTTTAAGAAATGTCGCGCCGGACGAATGGAGCGATCGACGAGAAGTAGAATTAAATGTAAGCAATTCGAGCTCGTCGGGTGCCGACATCGTGCGAGATATGATTGATCAGTTACGCAGCGACATCGAATCAAACAACGAGGCGTCAACCGATGACGAACCCGCCGACGAGGATTAAGTTAAATCCGCTTCAACGCGAGATCATAACCGCGATCACCTGCGATCAACGAGTGATAGCGGCGCGGTGCGGTTGGGGTTCGGGTAAAACGGCGGCGCTCGTCTTCGCGTTGCTTTACGTTTCGCAAGCTCGCCCCGCGACATCGTCGCTACTCATCACTGATACAAACCCGCGTTATCAATCCGTTCTCATGCCCGAAATGCAAAAATGGTTAGGTGCTATCGGTTGGACGTATAACCATACGCTTCGCAAGTGGTTCGACCCCGAAACGAAGTCGTCGGTTTGGTGCCGTGCATACTTCCGACCCAATACCCGCGACACGACTCACAATCCTCTAGAGGGGCTCAACATCACAAGCGGGGTTTGTCTAGTTGATGAGTGCCAAACGCTTACATCAGAAGTCGCACAAAAAGCGCTCGGTCGTCTTCGGTCGGGTCCATCGCCAATTATGATCCTCGTCGGGTTGCCGGTGTCGGGGGCATGGTGGGTACAGTTAGCAGAAACCGCGGGGTGTAAGCCCCTTCTCTATTCGTCGTACGTCAACGAAGCGAATCTATCCGAAGCTTGGTTCGAGGCGACTAAGCTGTTACCCCCCGAAGAGCGCGAAGCGATGGTAATGAATAAGCCCCGCCCGCCGTCGGGTTTAGTCTATTCGGAGTTTCGCGAAGATGAACACGTTTTAGATGATTGGGTTTATCATCCGAGCATGAGCGGGCGCATCGCGATTGATTGGGGTTTTCGTAAGCCGTCGGTGCTCATCATCGTACACGACCCCGCTTTAGGTGCCGACGTGATCGCCGCTGAGATGAACCCCGCCGAGGTCACTGTCGAAGAGTTAGCGCGGTTGATACTGTGCGTCGCGTGGCCTAGGTCGCTAAAGGATCGCGCACCGTCTTCGCGTATCTGGCTCGATTATGGGGTCGCCGATAAGGCCGGTCGGGCTCGTAATGATCAAACCGGCCGGTCGGCATTTCGGGCGATGAGGGCCGACCCGCCGCGGGGTTTAGGTATGCCGCTTAGGAGCAATACCGACCCGATACGCACCGACATCTTAAACGGTGTTCAACGATTGAAGCGGGCGTTTGCGCGTGGTCAATATCGGATTACTCGCGAGGTATGGACCGCCGGCGAACGGGCGACGGGTAACTCGATACGCAAAGCGCTTTTAAGTTACGGTTGGGACAATAAAGAATTACCCAAAAAGGACGGGCGCGAAGATCCTTTGGACGCTTTAAGATACGATTGTATTACGTGGAATTGGGGCGAGACGTTAGTAGATCGCAGACAGTACACCGCGTCCGCGCCGAGCTCGCGTCGGGTGCGCGTCGGTACAAGTAAAAGCAGGTCGTTTTGAATGTGGATAATTCCCGAAAACTTAGACATCTCTCACTTTGCACCGGATACGGCGGCATTGATATCGGACTTAAACGGGCTCTCGGAAATATCAGCGCGGTCGCTTATGTGGAAATCGAAGCCTTCGCCGTCGAGAACTTGGTCGCGAAGGTTGAAAACAACTTGCTCGACGTGGCGCCTATTTGGACGGATATTAAAACCTTCGCATGGTCAAGCTTTCGAAACTGCGTTGACATCGTCAGCGGCGGTTTCCCTTGTCAACCATTTAGTGTTGCCGGGAAAGGAGACGCCGACGCCGACCCGCGGCATCTATGGCCGTACATCGTTAAAGGACTCGCTGAATTGGGACGACCTCCCCTTGTTTTCCTCGAAAACGTCGAGGGGATCATTAGCAGCCGACTTAAAAGCGACGGATGGAGCGACCCCGAATCAACGCCGGTTTTGTTACATGTCCTTCGAGAATTGGAGCGAATGGACTACAACGCGACGGCGGGAATATTCAGTGCGGCTGAAGTCGGCGCACCCCATCAAAGAAAGCGGGTTTTCATACTGGCTCGCCGCGCCGATCTTAATGACTCAGGGTGCGATATCGTTTCCAGAATGCTCCGAGACTCAAAGCGGAGAAGCATGGATTACCCCGCGGGCCGACATGTCGAAAGCGCCGGCGGGCGGCGGCGACCGAACGAACAAACGGTATTTGACGAGGTTGGAAAATCAAGTGCAACCGATACAAGGTTTATGGATTACGCCGGCCACGACTGCGGGCACAAATCAAGAAAAGTTGTACTCGAAAACGGGGGCACCTTGGTCGGGCAGCGGGCGAGCGTATCGGTCGAACGGTATGCACCGAACACTTACTTTAAACATGCAAACGCATATCCCGCCCCGCGAGGATCAAAACAGCGACCATTTGAACCGCCACGAGTCACGACCGAAATTAAACCCGAGATGGGTAGAGTTGCTGATGGGGCTGCCGGTCGGTTGGGTTATGCCGAGTTGTGCGGATCCTTGGATAATCGAGTTAGTGAACTGCGATTGCTTGGAAACGGAGTTGTGCCCGCAACCGCTGAACGAGCGTTTAGAGTGTTATGGGGAGGACTAAATGCAAATCAAAACCCGAGAGCTTTCCATCGTCCTACTTGATCTTATCGGCTCAACTCGATTCGTTCAGCGCGTCGGGCATACGAAGGCCGCCGAGTGGCTACAATATCACGACCGGCTAACACGCTCGCTTATGTTCAAGTTCAACGGTCGCGAGATCGACCGAAGCGACGGGTTTTTGATCTCGTTTGAGGAGACTATCAACGCCGTCAATTTCGCGCTTCATTATCAGTCAACGATACCCCGCAAGACAGGGCTAAATACTAGAATCGGCATACACGTCGGCACCGTCGCCGAGGTTACGCAACGCGAGCTTGACGTAATGGTCGGCGCTAAACCGGTTGAGCTCGAAGGGGTCGCTAAGAATATCACGGCGCGGGTGATGTCTCTTTGCGGATCGGGTCAAGTGCTTCTCACCGCCGAGGCGTTCAACGCAATCCGGAATCGAACGAACCGCGACACCCCGCGACATACTCGATACGCTCAAGTCGGGTTGTATAAGTTCAAGGGCGTTTCAGGCGCTCGCATCATATACGCAGTCGGCAGCGATATCAGATCATTACAGCCGCCGCCGAGCTCCGAGAAAGCAAAACGCATCGGCGGGCCTAAAGCGATTCGCAGTCATGCCCGCGACCGTCGTCTTATCGAGTGGCTCATGTGGTCACTACCTCGGCTCGCGATCATCAGCGCGGTTTACATCCTCTTTGTATTATGGCCCTATTTGTCGACACATTGGCCGCCGCTGCGGTTTATCGTGACGATTGTTAAGAGGGTACTAAACGATGGATAAACGACCAAGCGAGAAAGAATTAACGCGTTCAGAGAAGGCCCGCCGCGGTTGGTGGTTTAGCGTGTTCTTTATGGCGCTCGTCGTCGGCTTGATTCTGTTCTTAACGTATGTCGAGATCGTCGAGAAAAATCGAGACGTGCTCGTCGGTATCCTCGGTATGATCACCGGTTCTATCTCGTCGATGGTCGCGATAGCGTCGGGTCGTGATCCGTCAGAAGTCGAAGAGCTCAAGGATAAGTTAGCGAGCGCAAACGCCGACCGCGCCGCGCTCATCGGTCGCTTACGTGATGCCCAAATACAAATGCAAATATTGAGAGATCAGCAAAGCGAACTTCAGCAAGCGGTGATTGATAAATTGAGTTTGTTTAGTGGCGAGAACGTCGTTAAAACCCGCGACGAGTCGAGTGTTGTGCTACATCCGACCGTCGAACAATGGTTGCCGAGTAGCGACTAAACTATTAAAGAGAAGTGATCAAGCCGCCGGATAACCGGCACCCTATGAGGCGGCCAAACTTGACCACTTCTCTTTTCTAGTCACAGACTACAGAATGTAAAAGATGATCTCATTTAACGACGCTAGACACAACGCGAAATTAAATGTAATGTGATCATGAGTATTGATGCGAATCAGTTGAGGAGATAAACGCCTTTTTGGGGGCATCAATGCACCGACCCGACGACATACCGAAACACTTTAGAGCGATGACACCGCGCTTCAAAACTCGCGGTATCACCGGCACTCAATTATCGGGCGGCGTGATTACAGGTTACGAGCAAAATGCGAAACTCACCGGCTTAAATTGGGTTCGTGAAGCTGAGGAGATGCTTAGAACCGACCCGATTGTTATGCGGTCTTGGCACATGTTGAGACAAACACTTCTCTCGGCATCTTGGCGATTTGAGGCGGGTATCGAGAATGATGTCGTAAGCGAGGAGCTCGCCCGCTATGCTAATGAATGTTGGGGGTTCGACGGGTACGCGGGTCAAATGTCGCTATCATGGGAGGACCAACTACAATATCTATTTCAGTTTATACCGCTCGGTTACCGGTACGCTGAGGAGTGTTATAGAGTCGGGCCGGATTCGACGGGGCGGGTGCGCGTATGGTTATCGCATTACGCCGACCGCGAGCCGAGTGCACATCAACGTTGGTTATCTCGCGATAATCAAACGCTTGATGGTGTTCTACAAAACACCGTCGGCACGGCGAAGCAAGCCGAACCTATACCGTCAAATAAGCTGTTACTTTTGACGCTCAATAAGACCGGTTCGAATTTCGAAGGCATCGGCATGTTGAGGCCGGTTTGGTGGTTTTGGCGAACGAAACAGCGCATCTCAAATCTAATGTGCGTCGCTGCTGATCGTTGGGCAATCCCGACTCCTAAGCTCGTTATCGACAGATCACAAGCGGAATCATTAGGACTCACCGACGGCGATATCGACGCGATGATTAACGAGGGTGAGGGTCAAGCGCAAGCGCTACTTGCGACTGAACAATCCTATCTCGTTGAAAACCCCGCGGTTAAGTTTGACACATACTCGCCGGCTAATAATTTTCACGTCGACGGCCCGCTCAACATCATCACAAAATGCGACTCTCAAATCAGCGCCGCTTTTCTCACTCAGTTCGCCGACCTGGGCAACACCGAAACGGGGGCGCGGTCGGTCGGTGAGATACATCTTAGCGTGTTTAGACGTGCGGCGATTAATCTATGCGATATTGTCGCGTCGGCTGTGAGCGGTGTTGATCGACAAGGTGCCGGCACAATTGGCCGGTTGATTCGTTGGAATTATGGACTAGTTGATCCGTCGAAACTGCCGAGATTGACGCATACCGGCCTAGACACCGACGACCTTGCCGAATCGCTCGCCGCGTTGCCCGCGCTAGTTCAAGCGGGGCTATTGACTCCCGACGATGAGCTTGAACGCGCAATACGTGAAAGGCTCGGCGCGGGTGATCTACCCGAAGACGCACAACGCTCGCCGCTTTCAAGAGTCGCCGCCGGCGGCGGGGGTGGTGCTGTTTCCGCGCTTACCGAGAAATTGATAGCGAGTCGTAGAAATGGTTAAGATTAAGCGCAAACGCACGAAGGCCCAAACGCCCGCACCAAAGCGCGACCGCATCAAGGGCAGCGCAAAAAATCCGAAGGGCTCGGCGAGTGGGTCGCGGGGTGGTATCGAGATCAGTGATAAAGCGGTTAAGTCTCTTGAAAAGTTGAGAGACGAGCACAACGCCCGATTCACGAAGAAGTCGCGGCGCGTCGACCTCGGTATGTTGAAAGCGGTATTTAGAAGAGGGGCCGGCGCGTTTAGTGTATCTCATCGACCTAACATGAACCGCACACAGTGGGCACTCGCTCGCGTTCGAACGTTTCTCAAGCTTGTCGCGACGGGGCAACGCAAACGGGCATACACGGGCGATTTGGATCTATTGCCAAAGGGACACCCGCAACACGTCGAAAAGCGAAGCGAGCCGGCTAAATACTCTCATATCGATTTTACTCCGCCAAAAGGCGCACAAGAATCGGCGGCGCGGGCTTTAGAGGTTCGCGAATCTAAACCCCAATCTCAAAGAGGTATGACGCCCGTCGGCATCGCACGAGCTCGCGATCTTAAAAACGGTCGTGAGTTATCACCCGACACCGTGCGCCGTATGCTTGCATATTTCACTCGTCACGAATCCGACAAAGAGGGCGCGACGTGGTCGGATCAGGGCAAAGGTTGGCAAGCGTGGAACGGTTGGGGCGGCGACGCCGGTTTCGCATTTGCTAGAAAAGTTGTAGGTCAAATGAACGCTGCAGACGAAAAAACTAATACACTCGCTTATGGTGAATCAACGCAACTCAGCGCACTTTATGAAGTGCCCGACGGGTTAACCATCGGTAAGCCGTTTAAAACTTTGGGGCTCGGTCCTGTATCGTCTCGGCTCACCGGTGACGGCATCGGCAAAGAGGTCGATCAAGAGTTACTCTCTGAATTATTGAGGGTCTATCGAGAGCGACGCGACCGCGACCCCGTTATCATCGACTGGCAACACGCGACGAGCCCGTATCAAAGCGGGCCGCCGGCACCGCCGGAGAGCGGAAACGCGCTTGGTCTAATCATTGATTTAGAATTACGTGACGACGGCCTGTATGCCGTGCCCGCATATAATGAGCGCGGCCTTGATGTCGTCAATAACGCGGGCGGTGTCCTCTGGTCGTCGCCTGAATTCCTCACCGGTGACGTATTCGACCGCTCAGGCGGCGAGCGCATCGGCGCGGCTCAATTGTTAGCCGTAACACTTACCCCGCGGCCGGCTCAGTCTCACGACCAAATCGACCGCATCACACTAAACGAGAGGTTAAACATCATGGATGACATGAGCGTTGATGAGTTGCGGGCGATGCTCGAAGCTAAGGACGAGATGGTCAAGCAACTCGAAGCTAAAATTAAGGAGATGAAATCGGACTCAGAATCGGCGATTAATAAAGCCGCTGAGGAAGACGACGAAGATAAGCGCAAACTCGCCGAGGAAGACGACGAGGATAAGCGCAAGCTCGCCGAGGAAGACGACGAGAAAAAGAAGATGACCGAGTATAAGCGCATGAGTGAGCAGGCATCGCCCGCGCTACTCTCTGAAGTTCAAGCGCTTCGTGAATCCGTCGCAACTCTTAAGGCCGAACGTGATGCGATGCAACGCGACCAAGCGGTCAACGCGCTACTCTCCGAGGGCCGTATCGCGCCCGCTGATACTGAGGTCGCGGGCAAAGCTTTCGAACTTCGAGACTTACAGCCTGAATTTTGGCGACACTTTAGCGAGCGTACTGCGGTCGCGGTTCCACTCGCTGAGGTTGGGCACGGGGCAAGCGGTGCCGAGGTTAATAAACAGACTCTTGACGCTCGTATCAAACAAGTCGCGACTGAAAAGTCGATTAAGTATAGCGAGGCGCTTCATGTCGTGCGCCTCGAAGATCCATCATTATTCAATCAAGCGTTCGGAGGCTAAAAAATGGCGAACACTGACAACATTATCTCAATGGTTGCGGGCGGTGCTATCACTGAATTCGCAGTCGTCTCATTAGATGGAAACGGTAAAGCGGTCGTCACAACCGCGGGAACCGACGAAAAGGTTATCGGCGTCGCGCAACGTGCCGTCAGCGCGGGCGAAGTTGTCGAGATCTTGGTACATGGTATCACGCGAGTCATCGCGGGCGAAGCTATCACATTCGCAACGACCCCGATTTTATCAGCGACAACCGCGGGCAAGATTCAAGCGTGTATCACTAGCGGTGGAACAGCGGATACCACGTTCTATCCAATCGCGAGGGCGTTACCAAATATCAATCAAAAGGTCGTAGCCGATGGAGAGCAGTTTTTTGCCTTCTTTATTGGCCCGATGTCTCTAGTATAAAAGGAGTCGTTTAAATGGCTAGTTCATACAGTAATTTACATCCAGTCGACCAAATCCTAACGTCGCTTGTCGTTGAATCGGTCCCTAGTGATAATCAGCTTATCGCTGACAAAGTATTCGAGAGCATTAATATACCTGAGCGTTCGGGCACACTTCTTTTAGAAGAGACTCGAAACTTTATGGGGGCGGGTGCGGGGCTTGATCTCGAACGCGCCGCCGGTGCGAGCCGTGCGACTATTGGCGGGTTTGATCGCTCATCGCAGACATTCAAGGCGTTGATTTATGCGGCTTCGGACAGTATCGCGATGGAGGATATCTTTGATTCGCAGTATCCAGGCAGCGAAGAGGCGCGACTTGCAAAGAAGGTTTCTCGCGTGATGAAGCTTGCTCGCGAAAAGCGGGCCGCTGATCTGCTCTTTGATACAGCATCGTTTAATACCTCAGTTGCGCCCGCGACGTTTGACGCCGCCGGTGCTACTCCTCTTACTGATCTCCATAAGCTCAAGGATACAGTGTTTGAGGCGGCGCACGGTATTAACCCCGACACCCTCGTATTCGGTCGTAAGGCGTTTAGAGCGCTCGCTCGTAATCCCGAGGTGCGCGGTTATGTCGGCGACTCATCAGGGGCCGGCGCGTTTTCATCTGGTAATCAGATTTTGAACGATGAAGCGGTTTTAAGCGTACTTCGTGACGTGCTCGGAATTCCTAACATCATGGTCGGCGCGGCTCGCCAAGATACGGCGAAACTCGGTTTAGCTTCGAGTGAATCGTATATTTGGGACGGCTCAAAGTTGTTTATGGGTATTTTGCACGGTTCCGATTCTATCGTACAAAAATCGGGCAACGTTAAAGGAATGCCCGTCGCGGCGCTGAACTTCCAATTTAGCAACATGGTTGCGGGTCAATACGACTCTCTCGATAAGACGCGACGTTATGTATACGCGGAGGAAGTGCATCAGTTTAAAGCGATTGACTCTACGCTCGGTCACGTCCTCACCGGTTGTCATAGCTGATGTATCATGAGTTTAGATTGGCCCCCTCAACACGTCGCGCTTAACGAAGACGACGCGGATCAACGCGCGGTCGATGACCTCACCGCGCAAGTAAAAGGGCAGCGGGGGCCGGTCGCGACTATCGTGCGAGCTCGGCGAGATCAACTGAAAGCCGAGATTAGCACCGAACGCGCTTTTAAACGTGGTTTGATACAAGCTCAAAAACAACTGATTAGCGACATAATGAGGGCGGCAGACAATCCCGAATCACTCGCGGTGTTATTGAGCCCTAACACAGATCTAACGACGTTTATACTACAAAGCGGACTAGGCGACGCACTCGCCGATTTTATCGCGTCAACTGATGATATTAGAGACGCGATGATAAAGGGGTTGAGCGCGGTTGGCATTGATCCGGCCGCATCAACTCAACCTCAACTTGATTTTCTTCAGGCGCAAACGGCAAACGCCATTTTTGAGGATGTTATCGCACCGGACTTTAAAAGCGCGGTGCGCTCGGCGTTGACTTCGGTAGTTCAAGAGATACCTCTAACAATTGTTAAGTCGAATCTTGAAATGAGGTTACAACGCTCAACCGGTCGCCAACTCACCGAAATCAAAACGCAGGTTTCAGAGTATGGCCGATCAATCACAGCAACTACGGCGGCCGCTGCCGACTTGGATTTATATTTATATACGGGGCCGGTTGACGGTATTGTGAGACCGTTTTGTAAACAACTCGTAAACCTGGTCGTTGATGAAAGGCAAATGAGCCAACTAAACAACGGGCAAGGTCGACCAGTAAAAACGTCGTGCGGCGGGTATAATTGTCGTCATAGTTGGTCCCCGGTGACGGCGGGGTTTGTCGAAGCGGCCGACCTAAAGCGGGCAACCGAGAGCGACATTAAAGATGCGAACCGAGCGGCGAGAAAGAAAAGATGATGTTAAAAGCGGTCAAAGATCAGACTTATCATTTTATATGGAACCCGCCGGCCCCGTATGCGCCGACGCCGTCGATTACTGTTAAACTCAGCGGAGGCGACTACACTGCGAATTTTACGCAATCGCGAACCGACGCGACGGTTACCACAATCGCGAATGATCGACGTACTTTAACACTAAGCGCACCCGTCGCGACGGCTTTAGAACGTGACGAGATCAAAGCTTTTTTAAAAACCGACCGTGACACTTTCTATGCGGTAACTGTTAGTAGATTGGGAGGATCGACAGCGATACTCGCCGAACCCCTACCTCGCGAGATTGATCTCACATCATCGGCGACGCTAAACTTTGCGATGAGTACCGTTGATATTCCGTCGGCCAATCTCGACACAACCGGTGTTTATCCATACACGATTTCATACACCGACACCGCCGGCGCTAAACACGTTGAGACGGGGTTGCTAAAAGTCACCCCGCGACCATTTAACACCGGCTTATCCCATGACGAGCTCGTTGCACAAATGGCGAATCTCGCCGATATGGTGCCGCGTCGTCAATCCGATTTTACACCGCAGATCAGCGCGGCGCTTGATGATATCGCGTTGCGTATACGCGACCATGTTATCGCCGACGGGGTAACCGAAGACGAAGTGTTTAATCAACAAGCATTCATGCGGGCTCATGTTTATTGTACGGCCGCTCTCATTTATGAAATGTCACAACTCTTCGACGCTGCGAACGCTATGCGCGAGCGTTGCGAGGAATTGCTAGAGATCGCACTCCGAAGCATCACATTGGATCTAGACGGCGACGGGATTGTTGACACCGGCGAAGAAGACTTAAGGCGCATCGGTGGCAATGCTCAAGATTTTCGTGCATCTTGGAAGACATACACGAAGTCGGAGAATGATTCATTTTTCACACCTTCGAGAGGACAACGGCACTAGATGGCGAGCAAAGTGACTCTAAAAATACCCCGTGTAATTTGGGGCGCTCGCGATACGATGCGACTCGCAAGTGATACGCTCGCTTCGATTAAACTGAGGACGAGCCGCGGCATTGATGCGAACGGGGTAAAGTTTGACGGCTACTCAACAAACGCGCTTTATGTCTCAAAGCGCGGAGCACGTCTGAAACCAAAGGGGGGCCGACCATCGCGCACGGGTCGCAGTGTTTACTATGCCGGCGGATACGCTCAATACAAGAAGCAATCACGCAACCCTCGCGGGGGTACCAGTACAAGCGCCGAGGTCGACTTAGTACTCAGCGGCAACATGATGAATAATCTAGTCGTTAAAGAAGCGACGGCGAATCATTTTGTAATCGGGCTTACTCAACACGCTCAATATGGGTATGCGGTTAATCAAGATCGTGAGTTTTTAGGGCTAACTGCGAAAGATCGTGAGATACTCGTAAAAGCCGTCGAGATCGAATTAAGAAAGCGTTTATTATGAGCCAGGGGATACAAGCGGCACTGAGTTATTTACAAACTCAAATCGAAGCAATCGACCCGAAGAGTGATCCTCATCACGGGTTTGTTTGTTATGACGCCGGCGCGGGTTCAGTACCTCCGCTCGAACAACGGCCAAACTCTAACCGCTTTTTTGATATGCTAATTCGAGACTATCCGACCGACGACGGGGCGGCGGGTTTAAGCGGTCGTCGTCGTTGCGTGATTGATTGCCGGGTACGTTATGACATACCCGATGATTTTAATTATCTTCAGCGTGTCATTAGTGAAGACGCCGAGAAGATCTTAACGACGCTCAAGGGGCCGCTTTACTCGCTCGAAACGACGGGTATCGTTTCAGTTATACCCGAACAACCGACGGTCGAACCGCTCAACCTTGAGGAAACCGCGCATCTTTTGACGGTCCCTTTCACCCTTTTATTTTTGGAGAGTTAAAAATGACAGTCACTCATCGATCTCTCAGCGTCGCGGTTGAAACCGCATACGCTTCTATCAGCACATCAACGGGCCGACCTGATAACAGCGGGTTAAACTATGTCTCGATTCCATGCGAGCGCGACCCGATCATCATCGCCGGCGAGCCGGTTGCATCCGAGCGACTCGACGCCCGTGATGGCAATTACAATCTACCCCCGGAACCCGACACCATGTACAACGGCGGCTCAAGAGTACGCCGTCGCACGGGTCAAGTCGTCGTAAGAGTTGATCTCACTACAATCGGCACGGGGGCCGCCGACTATGACGCTAACTATCTCGGATATTTGCTCGGCGCGGGGTTTAAGACTCGTAAGCCAACGAACGCAAGCGATACCGTCTCATCAATCGCGAACACTAACACCTATACACCGACGGCGGCACCCGCCGAGGCCGATGTCGGTACGTTGCTCGGTGCCGAGATCAGCGGCCGCGCTGAATACTCAGCGATTACCGACAACGACGAAGGCGGCGCGGTTAAGATCTCGCCGGCATTCTCCGCAGCGTTCACAGGTACGCCGACGATCAGACACTTGCAGACCTGGTATATAGCCGGTCGTGATCTCACCGGCACCCGCGAGCATTCTTTGAGTTTTAGAGTCGACGGGGTTAATTTCCGCTCTTATGCGTACGGGTGCGTTTTAGAGTCGCTAAATATCTCTCTCGATAGCGGGCGGCTTATGGCCGAATTCACGTATCAGGCGGCCGTTATTCAAGACGATCACGGTAGTGCAGGCGGGCCAATCGAGCCGGTTTACAACACCGGCGCGGCTCAATTGTTTAGGGGTGCGTATGTAGTCGCGTCAACGACATCGCCGACATCGTTAACAAACGCGACGAGCGGCGACACCCTCGCCCGCACTCAACTCGCCGCCGAGGATTTTAGTTTAAGCGTAACGAATACGCTTACACCCCTCGGTCATAGCAACGACCTCGCGGCAATGTCAGGTATGGAAATCAGCGAGTCGACTGTCGAGTTATCGTTGACGTTAAGCACCGTAAATACTGCGATCAACGAAGATTATTTTAACCGCACGGTTCGACAAATCCTCGTAGGTACTGGCCCGATTGGCGACGGCCTAGGTTGTGCGATCATGTTACCCGCTGCGATGTTGACAAATGACCCTTCGGTTTATGACGTAAGCGGCAATGATATCGTACGTCAACAATTGACTTATCAACAGAGTCGATTTGGCGGCGATGTCGTCGAAACAAATGCGGGTAACTCACCGTTTAGAATCGGACTAGGTATTTAATATGGCGCTTCGTTTTCTCACCTCGTCAGAAATGACGATTGATGTAGTGATGACTTGTGACGATGCCGTCGAATGCACCGACGAGCAACGCTCACAATATTTAGAGACAGGCGAGCTCGGTGCGCTTGACGTAGTGAGAGACGACGCGACGCGATTTAATATCAAAGCGTTATCACCCGCTGAACGCGAGCAAGCCGAGGCAAACGCGGGCGCGTTAACCCGTTCTGAGTTAGGGCGTTTGCTGTGGAGTGAAGCACCGGACAACACGACCGAGCGGGCGAAATGGCATCATGATTTAGATGATGATGAGCGGGTCGCGATGTCTGAATATCAACAATACCTCAATCGAGTTTATGTTGAGATGATCCGCGCCGCGCTCGTCTCTATCGACGGCGAACCCGCCGACGTTGATCAGTTGCAATTGATCCGACCTGAACCGGCAAGAATTCAAACGATTAGCGAACTTGTCTTGCACATTCAACGAATCTCGTTACTTGGTATTGAGGGAAAATGATCACGGCGGCGTCGGTTTGGTTAGGACATGCCGGCGGCCGCTCCTGGTCATGTGATCAATGCAGAGATAAGCGAGGCTTACGCGCTCTTCGTGGCAATTGCGGCGGGCCGTTTCGTGAGGGGTTGCCCCAATCGCGCCGCGATGACCGCGGGGTATTCGTGCCGGCGTATCGGATCGCACCCGATTGTGATGAGACGTTTTCTGAGTACGAGTTTAGATCGTGCCCCGTCGCGGGTGTCAACCAACTCGCCCCGCTCATCGGTGCATACAATCGGCACCGATCCGGCCTTTATCCGTTGTCTCATGCGTACCCGTCGCCGTCGTGCGCTTTAATTGATGTGATGGAGACGTTAGAATCAAATAGAAACTCGGCGGCGCTTCGAGCTCAACAACGAATGATAGATGAGAGTAAATCATGACGACGAATACCGTTGATATTGAAGTACGTTTAGACGGGGCCGAGGAAGCGAAAAAGGGGCTAACTGGCATCGGCGAAACGGCCGCAAGTATGGCCGACCGGTTCGACAAATCGAACTCACATTTAGGCGAGGGGCTCGGCTCGCTTGTCGGCAACGTCGAAGACGCACAAGGGGCGTTTAAGGATCTATCATCGACAGTTAAAAGCCTAGGCACAGGCGGCAAAGCTTCATTTTTATCGTTAATACCTGCAATCGGTGGCGTTATTGCGGTCGGGTATGCGCTTTACGAAACGTTCATAAACATAACGGGCGCGGCTCAAGCTGCCGAAGATGCAAACGAAGCGGCGGCGGCGGCGGCGGCTGATCTACAAGCAAAACTCGAAGCGCTCGCCGAAAAAGGTGTCGAGCCGACAACTAAAGAGCTTGAGAGATTTACCCGCGCTCAACTTATGGCGCAACTCGCTAAAGAAAAGATGGAGAAGCAAACCGAGAAGATATCGAGAAAATTAGCTAAAGAGACGAAAGCGCAAGACGAGTTAACCGACGCAATTATAAATAGAAATAGTACGACACGAAAACTATTAACAACGCTCGGATTTTATAACTCAGTCTCCGAGGCTCGTATAAAGCTCGATAAAGCTAAAGCGGAATCATCTAAAGCGATTACGTCGGCGTTAAACGATCAACGCAAAGCACAAAAAAAACTCAAAGATGCCGAGGCGCAATTTATAGCATTTGAAGAGAGGTCGGCTGAGTTTGTCGCGACTAAAACGAAAGAAAATATCGAACGCTTAAAAACGGCTCAATTATTAGAGGCTGAACAAGAGGCAAATAAAGATCTTCGTGATCAATATAAGTTTGATTTAGAAGATCAGCACATGATGCTTTTAGAGCGATTAGAGCTAGTCGCCGCGCAAGCTAAATTCGAGAGAAACGCTCTAGACGAATTCGCAAATAATATTCGCGAGGAGTTAAAGCTTCATGACTTAGTTCAGTTAAAAAGAGAAGATATCGACCGTCGACGCGCTGAGTTACTACAGAAGCGCAACGAAGAAAATGCAAAGGCCGCGGCGGCCCGATTGGCACAGGCTCAAACACGGCTCGCCGCTGAGAAATTACTAGAGGAACGAGCACAAAACGAGCTCTTCGCGTTGCGGGCGTTACAACTTCAACAAATCAAGGCGAACGGAGCGAGCGCTTTGGAAGTGCTCGACGCTCAACATCAACTCGAACTTGATAAAGCGGGCGAGAACAACACGCGACGCCTTGCGGCTGATATCAAATATCAGATGAGTCGCACACAACTCGAAAAGACCGAAGCCGACAAGCGGGCCGCTGAGGAAAAGCGCCAAGCGGATCAACGCCGAGCGTTCATTTTAGATTCACGGGCGTTTGATATCGACATGATGCACGACGGCATCGACAAAGAGCTCGCCGCGCTCGAATTGAGATATGATCGAGAGAAGCAACTCAAAGAGCATTCAGAGAAAGAATTAACTGAGTTGACTCGTCGTTTTACTCTCGAACGAACGGCGATACAAAACCGTGCTTTAAATGAACAAATACAAGGCTTTAACGATTTAGCCTTAAGCGCTGCCGAAAGCTTCGGACGTGACGCGACGAAAGCGCTTTATGATTCGTTAACAGATGAATCATTTAATGAGGCTCGGCGAGATCTCAGCGAAACAGTGAATCAACAAATAGAGGCTGAACGAAAAGCGATTCGAGAGTTTGAAGGTACGCAAGTCGAGCGAGTAAAAGCGACTGAAGACGCGAATCAACGCATACTCGATTTACAACGCGAATTCACAAAGTCACGGCGAGATATTGAAGAGCAAGAAAAAAGCGCTTTACCGCGGGCAATCGGTGAAATCTTGGTTGCTCTTGGTCAACAGGCCGCGGTTGAGTCGCTCATGTTTGGAGCTAAAGCAATCGCGGCGCTTTTCACAAACCCCGCACTCGCCGCCAATTATGGCATCGCTTCGGGGGTGATGGCCGGCGCGGCCGCATCGGCGGGCATATATGGCCGGTCGCTTGGCGCATCATCAGCGCCGAGAGGGGGCGGGGGGTCGCCGAGTGTTTCGCCGCTTGGTACTCCTCAAGTCGCACCCGATGAGGGGCGAGAGCAGGCCGAAACGTCAACGACTGTATTTAATGTTAATTTCGGCGGTGCGGTCGTGTATGATACCAGGCGAGCCGCTGAGATTGCTTTAGCGGATCGAATCACGACGCTTCAAAATATGAATCGCCGCGGCGCACCTCGTCGGAGGTTTTAACGATGCCCTTAAATAACCCCGCCCCAAATTTTGGACTACTCACCGCCTACGATATGCGAGCGTTTTCAGGCGTCACGGTATTTACCCGCGGTTCGACATCGGTGACGATGCCGACATTTGCGAGCGGTGCCGGCGTTTATGATGACGCAATCTTTTTTCTGAATGGCCGATCAAGCGATACTCAAATATCGGCTGCGGGGCAGATAGACACTGTTAAGAGTTTCGGCGCGAATTGGTCGGTATCTATCAACTCAAGCGACAAGGTCACGATAAGCGCAAACGCGGATTTTACACTAACCAACGTCGGCACATTGGACGCACTCGGCGCGGGTACTGGTACACTCACCGCGACGTTATCAAGTGGCGTTTATAGCGTGACGTGTCCCAACGATTGGACCCGCGGCGCTATTAACCTCGGCGATGTAAGCTATCGAATCAATGAAGTCGGCGGGTCGAACCTGTTTAATTTTCCCGCGATCAATGTGCATTCTCAAGATGTCAGTGTATTTATTCGAGATCGGGCGACGGTAAACGACGCCGATGTTTTCGGGCTCGCGAGTCTCGAAGAGCGCGACCAAAGTTTAACGGGTAACGATGCGATATCATGGTTTGTTAATGATGCCGGCCGCGTCGCCTGTGCATATCTAACGTCGGTCGGTGATATATCATGGTCATCGACTGCGATACGCGATCAATTAGGGTTTACCGGTGACGAGACGCCGACGGTATACGCGACGAGTTACTCGCTAATCACTGCGACGAATAAAGCGGCGGGTGTACTCATACCATCGCGACCATATCAACGACATCACATCAAAGCGGAGAATGTAAGCCAGTCGCGCCGACTCATCGGCGGCGGGTATGTCTCTAATTATGTCGGCACATATGCAACGTCTATACTGAATTTCGATCTTGACGCACGTCTTGACCTCTCCGACGACTATCAACATTTTATCCACCGATGGTTACTGTATGCGTCGGCGGGCGAGCGCGTAACATTTTATCAATCATGGGGTGACTCACGAAGAGCGTTAAGAACTGATCAGATCAACGCGACACAACCCGCTTATGATTCACTATACACTAGCGAGTCAAACGGCGATTACGGCCGAATTCGGGCGAGCATTGTGACACCTGAGTTTGACCTATCATATCCGACTCGATTACGTCGACGGGTGCCCGTGACAATGGAGCTCGAACACTTATGAGTAACTCATATACATCGCCGCCCTTACTCACCGACCCCGCACGACTCACCGCGGGGCTTACGATTCGATCAACTGAGTTTAATCGGCTCGGCGATGCTCAAAACTATGCATTCGCTCAAGGTGGATGCGGTGAAGTGATAAACCAATTTTGGGACTCTGGGGTCTTTGAGTTCACGAATACGAGCACAAAAGAATGTTGTGAATGGCACGTGCCGAACCCAAGCGAAGAGCATACCGAATTTAAATTCAGAATCTCAGCGAGTTGTAACGTAAGCGGCGCGGTTGCGACGGTGTCTTTAAAGTTTCCTTTAAGCGGTAACTCTTACACGTCAACTGCAACAATCACGGATACATCGCGATTTAATAACGTATTTGATGTCGTAACGATCAACATAACAACCGCTGAAGATGAACTATACGCAACCTGTAAGCTATCACTTCAAGCGCCGAGCGGGGGTACTATCGAAGTCGCCGCGGTTCAAGCAAACTGGCTGCCGATTGCGTCACCGCTTCCGACTCGATTACTTGGTCAATACGGCGCTAATGTTACGCCTATGGGTATCACCCGACTCGGCGATGATCAGTCATTAACGAGCCGCTTCGGTGTTGAGACGTTAAACAATATCAGCGAGATACGCAAACGAGGGCGCGTCTTATTGAATTGGTCGGGTGTAAAAAACTCGAGCTCGTCACCCGCTCAAGGTGTCGGGTCATTAGATCCGCAAATATTATATAATTATGTCGCACTCTTCGCGGGCATGAATCACAATAATCTCGACGTTGATGTATTCATAAAAGGCGAAAACATCACAACACCGATCAACGTCGACGTTTTCGGTTATCGTCTAAGCGTTACCCTAAGCGATTGGAATTCATACGGGCTTGATTTGAGATTACCAGAATCAGATTTTAGTAATCAATTCGGATTATCGATGTATCGAGTCGGAGTTGATGAGACGTTAAACAATGCGTCAACACTCCTCTCTAAAGATAACCCAATCGGCAGCTCACCCGCGTATATCCGCGGGATTTCAATCGTAGGTGTATGATGCTGATCCCGACCGCATTTCAACGTTTACCGAGTTCGACGGGTTGCCATAACGGGCAACTTCTATTCGGAGGGGCCGCGGCTCAAATGGCCTCTGCGCTCGCTCAACTCAATTATGTTAAGTTTTTGAATCAAGCGCATTATTACGTCGGTCGATCCGTCGCCGCTGCGGAGGGCGGCCGGCGTTATGTTCAAAATGGAGAGCTCAAGGGCGCGACGGTCTACAATTTTCTATATCAATCCTCACCGCTTTCGAGTCATCTAGCGCTTATGATCAAATACGTATCAGCGCATTTCAACGCGACTTCTGTAACTATGGAAGCGGCGCTTAGGGCAACGACGGGCAACTCATACACCGCGAGCGTTTTAGATGTTGGGATTGAGTTTACAGAAACGACTTTAGAAAGCGGCCCCGATGAGATCAATATAGCGTTTACAGGGTGCGAGCAAGCGCCGGCACCAACTAACGTCAACGCCGACCCGCCGCGGCCGCTCTTTGTACCCGTTTCGTCACGGGGTGACCTGCTCAACATCGCAATCACAACGACTCAATTATTACCCCTTACCGTTTCGATTTATGATGTATACTCGCCTGAGGTCACACCATGACAGTTGATAGCAATCACGGCCGCCGTGTATTCGCGTTACAAATCGCGGGTTTAAGATATCGCTATCATAGCACGACCCCGCCGGCGTCAACGTCGTTAGATTCGACAATCGCGACGGGTATTAATTACGTCGATGTTGAGGCAATCACGGCCGTCGGATCGGTGAGCGCATCAATCGACCCGAGCGGCGGCGTTGCTGACTATGGCGCCGTTTCAGTATCACTCGGCGTTAATCGGAGAGGGGGTGTTAGTGATGCGGGCGTTGTTTTCGGTCGATGCGGTGCGCGGTCGGCATCCATGCGGGCGAAATTGACGGCGAGCGCTTCGAGAACAGACACAACGTTTTTAGTCTCAACTGATTTATCAAGCTATTCATATCCGCGCCTTTTTCATGTTGGCGCTGAAACTGTACGAGCATCATCAGCGACATCAACGACGGTGACATGTGCCCGCGGTGCCGGTGATACGCCGATACAAACGCACTCGATTGATTTAGAGGGCTCGGTAGTGCCCGAACTCACGTTAGAGATAACGACGTTTAGGGGGCGACGCGCTCGGTTATTCGTCGCGCATCAATACCCAAGCGGCGCGGTATCTGATTACACTGAGATCGTGAACGGGTTTATTGAATCGTCGCCGACCGTCGACGCCGGGGACGAAATCACTTTGTCATTGATGCCCCTTACCGCGTTGATTGATACGAATCTGAGCGACAAGGGCATATCTCAAACGCGACTACTCACCGGCTATCATTACTATGATGGTCGCCAGGGGTCGATTTTAGAATATGCGCTCGGCTTGCATAAAGACCTGGACGATCAGGAGCCGGTGATAACGCCCGATACAAGCGCGGCGATTACAGCGAGCACGTTTCAAACGTCGGTACAGTTGCGACGAAGTTTTAATAAAATGTTTGATGATTTTGATACGTCATTACCGAAGGGCCAGGACGTTGATAATTATCCAAGAGAACACCCGCGATACCCGAAACTAAGACGCTCACAAGATCCGGTGTTTTCTGATGATGGAGTATACCCGACCTCGTTAACGTTCGACGCGGGGATCGTCGGTTATCAGGTGCGGGCTGATTCAACGATAACGAGCGCATTAAACGCTGCGGAGATCACCGCGAGTGAGTCGCTTAGAATTCGCTTACCACTTGTCGAGTTAAAGCAACACGAGCTCGGCGACGAAGAGGTCAAAAAATGGCCCGAAGTGATCACCGATACGCTTACCGCAATCGGCCCGAATTCAACCGCCGGCGTTAACGGTGGGTTTGCTCGTTGGCGTCTCGGCGCTGATAACGTGATACGACTAGAGAAGTTGTCTAACTCTCCATTTTCGGCGCGGTTGTATCTTTGGAATAACGAATATCTATGGCGATTGATTCGACGGGGTTTAGCTGATCAAGGTGTTAGGGCTCCGCTTCGTTGGGGGGCATTTGGGACGTCGGGACCGCTTGACAATCTATCTCGCATTTCATACCCGCTCGATCTTGGTTTATCAAATGACCCAATCGAACAACAATTCGATGAGGGTACCGGATGGAGACGCATCGAGATCACGGCGGGCTCATCGGCGGCGACCGCGGTGCGACCCCTTCGTGATGTTCCGTCGGCGTATTATCAACAGTTTGAAAGCGGTATACTCGTCGAAGGGTCGTTAGGTCTACCTAACACGGCATCGGCGGGCGTGTTTCATTTTCTCACAGTCGAATATTATGACCATAAACTCGAAGAGATACGCCGCCAAATCTTCAAATGCACTCATCAGACTACAGCGACTTTTGACGGTTCAAACGTCGGCCATATCATCCATATCGCTAACGACCACGATCACCGAAACACGTTTAGTTTTGGCGATTGGAGCGATAAAGAGCGAGCGTTAATTTATCGCGGCGGGCAGGTGGAAGGACAGCGGGCCGGCACCGTGCTTTTAATGTTGCTCGAATCAGGCGGCGGCGGCGGCATCAACGGCGCTTATGATCTGTTATCAATCGGCCTAGGCATATCGAGCTCTGATATTGATGAGGCGTCGTTTTTAGCAGCTGATGCGACGGCAACATTTACGCTTACTGATAACTATGCGGGCGACGGTGCCGACCTCCGAGAGACGTTCGACAGTGTTTTAAGGTTGCTCGGCGCTTGCATCGTGATGAAGCGCGACGCATCAACGGGCCGATCATTGATCACCCTGGTCTCACTCGGTAACGAGCGAACGTCGGCGAGCTCGTTGACTGTATCCGCGGGAGATTGGATTGCCGATCCGGTGCCGAAATGGGGTATACATGAAGACATCGTTACACAAATCGAATATCAGTTTGATTATGACCCCGCCGAAGACAAATTTTTAAGTGAGGTCGTGTTTAATAATTACGCCGCGATCAATAGATATGGCGGCGAGCGCTCAAAGATTACGTTAAGACTCGCGGGTCTAAACTCCGATCAATTCGGCCGCGGTGCCGGTGACAATTTCGCCTATTTTCTGCCGACATCGTCACGACTGTTTAACTTGCTTTCAAATCCTATTCGCACTTGGCGCGGCGAGATCGGCACAGGTAAGAGCATTTACATTGATGTCGGTTCATATCTGACTGTCTCGTCGCCTCATTTGCGGGGTTATGGCGATGAATACGGCGTCACCGACGGTGTCGGCATGGTAAGAGCTATACGACAAAATCTTATGTCTGAAGGTTGCGAGCTTGAGCTTATCACAACCGGCTTGAGCCCCGTCAATTGGAATTCGGCGGCGCGGGTGTCGAGTTACACGACGACTACGGTTACAGTCGACGCGAACAAATACAGTGCATCATCGGCGACCGACGCATCATTCTTTAAAGCGGGTGATATTGTTGATTATCTACCCGCCGGTAATCACGACGCGGCGATTATCGGGTTAACAATTCTCAGCGTCGTCGGAAGCGTCATCACGTTCACCGCAGCGCATAGCATAAGCGCCGCGGGTGGCACGATTGAACCGACCGATTTTAGCAACGCGACAAGCGATCATAAAACCGATGCGTATCTCGCTAACTCTTCTGATATACTAGATACATCAACCGACGCTGAGGAGTTTAATTGATGCCTACGAAAGCCGAGTTACAGCAACGAGTCGAAAACCTTGAACATGATGTAAGGCGACTACACCGAGCTCTTAAACAGAGCGACATTGATACGCATGAGTTACCGCCGAAAATGATCTATTGGCCGACGCCGCACGTTGACCCGCGAGCGGCACAAGCGATTGATCGGGGTTTTCAAGAATGGCGCTCTATTGTCGAAGACCCCTCACCGCGAATTGATACTTACATCCGTACTCAACAGGGCATCGGGTGGAGTTGGGAGAAGCAATATAAAAAAAATGGTCAATTCGCTTGGTGCGGCGCGTTCGCCGCGTATTGTTGGCAATCCGTAAAACTCGACATTCGTAAAAATACATTTCCGTCGTGTTATCGTATGTTTCGCGATTGGGGCCATACATCACGATTGATTGATGTTGAAAAGATGAGGGCGGGGGATATCGTCGTCGTGTTCAGCGCGGCTCGGAAAAGCTACGGCGATCATATCACGATATGCACCGAACCGCCGGCGACCGATGGTATTTTTGAAACGGTTGAGGGTAACGCATACGGCGAACTCGGAAACGGCGAGCGCGGTGAGGGTGTAATCACTCGTCAACGTTCGGTCGATGAAGTCGCGCATGTATACCGTTTACTAGGCGGCGATTTCGATGAGTAATCAAACGCTAACAGGTAAAGCGGGCGGTCGTAAAGCGGCGGGGTTTTATGCCGCGCTCGCGTGTTCGTTTGTGTTAGCGCTTTCGGGTAAAGCGTCGGGTGAGGTGCTAGGCCTAATTGATACGTTATATCTCGTTTTTGCGGGTGCGAATGTCGCGGCGAAACGCATGAATAAACCGACTGATGAGGAGACAAAAAAAGATGCTTAATGTTACAGCCCCCATTATCGCGGGCAACATCCGCGGCGTTTATGATGCGTCGACGGCGATTAATAATACCAATTGGAACGATCTAACGAGCGCCAATTTTAAAGACACGACGACGGGCAACGCTTGCGACCCGAATTTAAAATTCGCATGGTTGGGCATCTCTAACGAGGGGTCGGGCTCAGCATTTTTAAAATATAGAGCTCGCACCCTTGCAACTGATACGACCGACAATGAAATCGCCGTCGGCCAATTTTACAGCGATGATCTTGCTACGCTGTTAAATCGAGTAACTACAATCGCGATCAAAAAAGCCGCGGCGGGTGATAAAGTCCGAATCGTCGCCGGTTTTGCTAAATCATAAAGGGGTTTTCTTATGACTGTCGTATTTTTACCACCAAGCGCGGGCGCGGCCGCATCTACAGATACACTTGACGATGTCACGGGGCGCGGCGCAACGACGTCGAACGCGGTGCAAGTCGGCGGGTTGAATGTTGCCGGCGCTTATGCGCTGCCTACATCCGACGGGTCGGCGAATCAGGTTTTACAAACCGACGGCGCGGGCGCGATCTCGTTTACTACGATCAGCGTTACGGGCGGCCTAACCTATAAAGGGACGTTCAACGTAACGACGGCGTCGCCGAGTATCGCGAACGCTTTAAAAGGCGACTTCTACATCATTCAAGGCGTCGCTACACTGTACGGTCAAGATTGGGTCGACGGCGACCATTTAGTCATTAATGACGATATGGGAGGGTCGATATCTAACAGCAAAATTGACAAGATCGACAACACTGATCTCGTAAGTTCAGTAAACGGATTAACGGGAACAATCGTTCTTAACGGTGCGAACGTCGACGGCGACCATACTGCAAGCAATTACTCAACCGCAAACGACAAGATTGAAAGTCATCTAGCAGGAATTGATACGAAGCTAGGCACCCTCGGCACGATGTCGACTCAAGCATCGAATAGCGTATCGATCACCGGCGGCTCGGTGTCGGGTATCACTGATCTCGCAGTTGCCGACGGGGGTACGGGTGCGAGCAATGCAAGCGACGCCCGCACAAACCTAGGCGTCGCAATCGGTTCAGACGTTCAAGCATACGACGCACAGCTTGCCGACGTCGCGGGGTTGACGCCGACAAACAATCACGTCATCGTCGGCGACGGAAACAATTTTACGGCGGCTCAACTTGATCTTAATAAACTATCAGACGTGAGTTATACCGCCGGCGCGGGGATTGATAATTATGTCTTGACGTATGATCACTCGTCGACGTCATGGGGCGCCGAGGCGGTTGGCGCGTCATCTGATACACTCGACACAGTTACGGGGCGCGGTGCGACCACGTCGAACGCGGTGCAAGTCGGCGGGTTGAATGTTGCCGGCGCTTATGCGCTGCCTACATCCGACGGGTCGGCGAATCAGGTTTTACAAACCGACGGCGCGGGCGCTGTATCATTTGCGAGTCTCGGCACGATGTCGACTCAAGCATCGAATAGCGTAAGCATCACGGGCGGGTCGGTTACGGGTATCACTGACATCACAATCGCCGACGGGGGCACGGGTGCGAGCAATGCAAGCGACGCCCGCACAAACCTAGGCGTCGCAATCGGTTCAGACGTTCAAGCGTACGACGCACAGCTTGCCGACGTCGCGGGGTTGACGCCGACAAACAATCACGTCATCGTCGGCGATGGAAACAATTTCACGGCGGCTCAACTTGATCTTAATAAACTATCAGACGTGAGTTACAGCGCCGGCGCGGGGATTGATAACTACGTGCTAACGTATGATCATTCGTCGACGTCATGGGGCGCCGAGGCGGCGGCGGCTTCGGGGCTTGCCGCGGTCGTTGATGATGAATCGCCAGAGCTCGGCGGGGACCTGGACGTTTTAACGCGGTCTATCGTGTCGAGTTCAAATCGTGCGATTACATTAGCGCCGAACGGTTCCGGACTCGTCACGATTGCGGGCAACGCAACGAGCGGCGCGGGTCAAATACAATTAAACTGCGAACAAAATACGCACGGTATTAAGATCAAAGGGCCGGCGCATTCGGCCGCGGCGAGTTATACGCTAACACTACCCAACGACACCGGCTCAAACGGCCAATTCTTAAAAACCGATGGTAGCGGCGCTTTATCATGGGATACCGCGAGCGGCGGCGGTGGCAGTGTCCCGAACGTGACGAGCGCAAGCCCAGGCGGCGCTTACACGATCTCTACTCATGCGGGAATCGAAGAGGTATACTTACTCACTCCGAGCGCTGATATTGTTGTAAATATTCCGGCGGCATCGGCTGCGGGCGCGGGGTTCAAATATCAGATTAAAAATTTGAGCGGTTCGTATTCGTTAACGTTGACGCCGGCGAGTAGTAACATCGATGACTCAAGTACATATGTAACCTCAAGTCAAAATGAGTCTCTTACATTATTAAGCGACGGCTCAAACTACTATATTATTTAAGTGATTGATATATGAGCTATTTAAACACAACGGGTTCGCTTAATAATTACGTAACGCTTGCAGATACATCATTTACAAAGCAAAGCGTATCCACTTCAATAGTAGCGTTAAGTGATACACTGATTACATACACGCCCGAATCAAACGCCGAAAAAGTAATTTATGAGTGCGCTTTACAAATCGCATGGAACCCCGACGCGGCGGGCTCGTTAATGTGTGCAAGGTTGCAATATTCGGAGAATAGTGGCGCATCGTGGACTACTTATGACGGGTCTAAAATTTTTGCGGGTAATTTTAGCTCATCAACAGATTACAACTGGCATACATATCTGTTTAAATTTCATTTAAATAGTTGGTCTGGTAGTCGTCAGTTAAGGCTTGCCGCAAGATCATACGGCACTAATAGTGAATTTACTTTAGGCCGCTCTTTTAATGCGTCGGGTACCGAAGGCGTCGGCGCGGCCCCGCTCATTATGGCGTATTCGGTGATCGGATAAAAAATGTCTTATAGTAATCGTAGCTTTTTAACTCACTCAAGCGCTCAAGCGCCGAGTGTTCAAAACATATCGACAACATATACAGAGATCACAGGAAGCAAAGGGTTTATTAACTTAAGGCGATCAAATTCTATCGTGTATTATAAATTTTGTTTCTACTTTAGCACTAACTATTTTAGTGATTCCGGCGGGACGGGTTCATATGATAAACCGTGGTTGCATATTAAGCTTCAAAAAAGTAACGATAATTTTGTAAGTGATATTAATGATGTAGCGGGTACATTTCATAATGTTAGCGGAGACACTATAGAAGCGCGTGATTATTATTTTAGAACATGTACACCGATGTTTTTAGTTCAAAATATGCACGGAAGCAGTCATTTGCGCTTAGTTGCAAGGTCGTATAGTACTGACAACGAAGTTCAGTTGCACAGGGCGAGCCAATTCGACGGCGACGACTCCGAAGAGGTTTATTTAAATACTGCGTTAATCATTGTTGAGATAGAGGTATGAAAAATGACTTATAAACTAGCTGAACACTTTCTCAATCCGAAAGTGTTGATTACGACACATACTTCAAGTCAAACAAGCTCAAACGCCGCTAATACATATACTACGATTTGGGGCACTGAGATCAGCTATACTCCGGCGAGCGGATCAACGAGCGTGATTTATGACGTGTCTTTTTTTGCTCGAAGGTTAAATAATATTACATTTCAGGCGTTTTACTTGGATCATTTCCATAGTAATACATGGAGTGAGATTAATTATAGATATCGTAGAAATATCGGCAATAGCGGCGGAACAGATCAGGGCTATCGGTGGTTCATACATTTTCAGTACGTATTACCAACATGGACCGGATCAAGAGATTTTAGGCTAAGGTGTGCGTCAAATGGGTCTAATCGCGCGATGACTTTTCATCAGCCTAGCTATTGGGACGGTTCGAGCACGTCAACGACATTTACAAATACTAGCCTCTTGATGTATTCAATATGATTAATTTAAATGTAAATAAAGACGCTCTAAAATATTTAGGCGCCTCGTGTTTAGGCGCGGGCTTGATTTTGGGGGCGTATATCGTCGGAGCTCGCGAGGGTATCAAGTCGGCGACTGCTCATTTTGAGACTGAAAAAAACGAGCTCAAAATCGAATCAGAACAGCAAAACCGCGACCTAATCGACTCTCAAATCAAGCTGACACAATGCGAAGCTAAACGGGCGGGCGATTGTGCTCTTGATTGTGAATCAATCACTCAAGCGCGGGTGTCGCAAGCGCTCGCCTCATGCGCTGAGATTTGTAAGGATTGATCATGATCGGCGCTCTTTTCATACTTCAAGCGCTTTTACCCGCGACGCCGGCGAACGTGATTAACCTCGGTGATCATTTGCCGCGGATTGAGGGCGAACGCTCACGATGCAACTCTAAAACGGGTTTTTGTATGACTGTTACATTAACTCAGTTTTTGCAGTTGAAGGACATCGCACACAACTCGCCGAACCTATGCCGAACCGCAGTCGATCAAGCGGCAACTGAGTGTGCGTTATCCGCTGCCGAACTCGCGGTTGTCGTGAGTGATCGCGAGCAAGATGACGCCGAATTAATCCGCGCGTATGATGAGCAAAATAAAGCTTTAAAGTTGCAACTTGAAGAGCTCAACACCAAGCGCGATAAGCTTAAAATCGGCGTATACAGCGCCGGCGCGGTCGCAGTTATAGCGACAAGCATATTGATCGTAAAGGGCCTATGATATGGATGTAAGCGGCGTTGATCTTGGCGTAATTCTCACGATTCTCGCGATGATTATCAAAGGAACTCAAGATAAGGCGCGGGCCGCTGAAGAGCTCGGCAAGCTTAAGCAACAAGTCGCATCTCTTGAAGCCCGCGGATCTCGTTGGGATAATCGATTTGAATCATTAGAGTCAAAACTTGAAGTGCTAATCGCCGCGGTAACTCGTATCGAAGTGCTTTGTGAACGCGACTATAAGGCCCGCACCCCCTTACCCCAACGAGGACAATCTAGAGGGCAATAACGGCGCGTGGTCTTTGCTCTTTGCGAGCTTGTCGAGTTCGTTTTGTGCTTCTTTTAACGCATCGCCGTCGAACGCTGCCGATACTTTTGCCGACTCCCAAAAGGTCGGGTGTCCTAGTATCGCGCCGATATGTCGATTCTCGATATTTGCGATGCTTTTAAATTCTTGCTTGAGGCGTCGAAATACGGTTCGGGCTTCGCTTAAGTTGCGATTCCAACCTGCTTTAAGATTCGACGTTCTGAGCGTATTTTGAATACACCACGTATAAAAAAACAGTCGTTTTTGCTCCGCGCCGAGATGCTCGATACTTACACCTAATCGAGCGCCAAGCGCGACGACGTCATCCCAAGGTACGCGGTTAAACTCACAAGCGGCTTTAAGGTCGTCAAGCGATGCAAACTCATTATAGGGGGTCGGCGTCGTTACGTGCCCGACCTCATCGTCATCCCTTTTTTTTTGATCTAAAAAAGGGAAATGGTCATTAACATCAACAAAACTAGAAACAACGAGATTGTTTGAGTCTTCATCTTGTCGAATATTGAATGTGATATCATCAGGCCGTGCGGGTGCGGGTGCGGGTGCGGGCGTCGGTGCGGGTGCGGGTGCGGGT